GAGGGGAGTGAATGGCTAAGGCTATTAGAATTTTGAATTTTGAGTTTTGAATTTTACTGCTTAAAATGACTATTGAATTCTTCACTCTTCGTTCTTCACTCTTAATTTAATTATATGGACAATTTTTATCTTACAAGCTTCCGCTCATTCTTCAAGATAGGCATGTTTACCCTTGGTGGGGGATATGCCATGATTCCTATTATTGAGGCTGAGGTGGTGGACAAAAGAAAATGGATAGAACGTGCCGATTTTATCGATATCGTGGCTATAGCACAGAGCTGTCCCGGCGTGATGGCTGTTAACATGAGCACGTTCATAGGCTATCGTCTGCGAAAGACCAAGGGGGCGTTCTGCCTGACCCTTGCTACGGCTCTGCCATCGTTCATCATCATTCTGCTTATAGCGATGTTCTTCAAACAGTTTCAAGACAACGCTGTGGTGGAGAGCATCTTCCGTGGCATCCGTCCCGCTGTGGTGGCTCTCATCGCCGCTCCTACGTTCTCTATGGCTAAAAGTGCGCACATAAATCTTGCCAACTGCTGGATTCCTGTGGGTTGCGCCCTTCTTATCTATGCCATGCATGTGAACCCCATCTACATCATCATAGCTGCTGCTGTGGGAGGATATCTCTATGGACGACTGTTGCTTAGCAGCAACTGACAATCATCTCTTGTCGCCTCAGAAAAGGTTAACCCGCAATAATAGTCACCTCGTCAATTTTAAACATGATATATCTACAACTTTTTCTCACATTCTTCCAGATTGGTCTCTTCGGCTTTGGAGGAGGTTACGGTATGCTGTCGCTCATACAGACAGAGACCGTGGTGAGACATCATTGGCTCACATCTGCCGAGTTTACGAACATCGTGGCAATAAGTCAGATGACGCCTGGGCCCATCGGCATCAACTCGGCAACCTATTGTGGCTACACCGCCGCCCATAACGCTGGCTTTTCTGGCTTCATGGCGGTGCTCGGCAGTGTTACCGCAACAGCGGCCCTTGTCTTGCCGTCGTTCATCCTGATGATTCTCATAGCACGCTTGTTCTTGCGTTACATGAAGACCGACACCGTGCAGTGGGTGTTCATGGGCTTGCGTCCCGCCGTCGTGGGTCTGCTTGCTGCTGCAGCCCTGTTGCTTATGACTCCCGACAACTTCTCGCTGCCTTCCGTGAACCCTTGGCATTTCTGGATCAGCGTGTGGCTGTTCATCGCAACGTTCGTGGGTACAAAGTTTCTTAAGATCAATCCCATCCGCATGATCTGCTGGGCGGGCTTCGCCGGACTGATGCTGCTCTATTGAGTTTTGCCCTTCGGTTGCATTTATTATGCATCTTCTGTCTCTGCTTCCGCCATTTGCCTCGGTTAGCGTTAAATTTTGCTCTTTCAATGCCTTTTCTTGCTTTTTTTACACTACCTTTGCATGAGATAGAGTTTTTGAACGAAAAAAAATAGATTATATAAGAAAATGGGAAAAGTTATTCTTACCGGTGACCGCCCCACCGGAAAATTGCATCTGGGCCATTACATTGGCTCTCTGCGCCGTCGTGTGCAGCTGCAGCAAGAGGGCGACTTCGACCGTATGTTCGTGTTCATGGCCGATGTGCAGGCCCTCACCGACAACGCCGATAACCCCGAGAAAATTAGACAGAACATCATGGAGGTGGCGCTCGACTATCTCGCCGCTGGCTTGGATCCAACCAAATGTACGCTCTTCATCCAGAGCATGATTCCTGAGCTGGCAGAGCTTACAACCTATCTGATGAACCTCATCACCGTGTCGCGCGTGCAGCGTAACCCCACCGTGAAGACAGAGATTAAGATGCGCAACTTTGAGGCAAACATTCCCCTTGGCTTCTTCTGCTACCCCGTGAGCCAGGCTGCCGACATCACTCTCTTCAAGGCCACTACCGTGCCCGCCGGCGAGGACCAGGAGCCTATGATTGAGGTGGCACGCGAGTTGGCTCGCCGCTTCAACCAGATCTATGGCGATGTGCTCGTTGAGCCTAACATCATGCTCCCTGAGAACGCAACCGCCCGTCGTCTGCCTGGCACCGACGGCAAGGAGAAGATGAGTAAGAGTCTGGGCAACTGCATCTACCTCAGCGACTCTGCCGATGACGTGTGGCAGAAGGTGCGCTCAATGTACACCGATCCCAATCACATCAATGTCTCTGACCCCGGAACGGTTGAAGGCAACGCTGTGTTCACATACCTTGACGCGTTCTCTACTGATGCCGATTTTGCCAATTTCTGGCCCGAATATCAGAACCTTGATGAGCTGAAGGACCACTATCGTCGTGGTGGTCTGGGCGACATGAAATGTAAGAAATTCTTGAACACCGTCATCAACAACATGTTGGAACCTATGCGCCAGCGCCGTCATGAGCTTGAGCAAGACATCCCTGCCATCTTCGACATCCTTCGCAAGGGTTCAGAACAAGCCCGTGAGGTGGCAGCTCAGACCATGAGTGAGGTGCGCCACGCCATGCGTATCGACTATTTTGATGACATCGCTCTGCAGCAACAGTTAAGCGAGAAGTTCAGAAGCAAATAATCTCGATTGTTTTGTAAACAATATATTGTAAAGAAATATTTTGGCCTTTGGTGCTATATGCATCGAAGGCCTTTTTGTTGGGTATAAAAAGGCACATTTAAAAAGAGGTAAAAAGCCACCAACAAGAGGCTTTTTGATGTTTTCTCATTTACTAACAAAAAAGTTAGTAAATAATTTATGTACTATCCAAAAAATTA